TGATAACGCCTCGCCCCTGCCACATGAAGGTTTGAAAACATCTGAAGCTGCACCGTTTACACACAGGTGTGTGTGATCCCCGGATTCCCTACACGGTGGTGATCCCGAATTTCCGCTCGTAGGGGCGAAAGAAAAGGGGCGCAAGGCCCCTTTCCAACACCGATCACTCGATGCAGTACTCGTACTTCTCAAACACCTGTACCAGTTCTTTGTACAGGTTGCTGCGAGGATCGAGATTCTTGATGACGCTGTTCAGCACCGTCAACCCCGGATCGCTTGCGGCTTGTTCGGTTGATTTGTAATAGGCGTTGCAAACCGCTTTCAGCGTCGGCAGCTTAACGCCACCGTTTTTCAGCTTAGTTGAAAGGTTCCGAATTTTCCGCGCTACCTTCACCCCATTGTGCCATGTGAATGAAGTCCCGTGTCGCTTGTCCGCCTTAACCGCGTTGCAATAGCTTTCCAACACGTAGTGCGTATCCATGATCGCACGCGCCTCGCGGCCACGTTCTTGTCCGGTACGCTCCGCCCAATGCGAGTTAGTCTCGATCAGCGCTTCAACCAATTCGCGCTGCGCGTTTCCGGGGACTGCCGCGTCGGGATAATCTTCGCCGACTGCCACACACACTGTGTGTATGAACGACGTGTGATCCAATGCGCCTCGCATGGATTCCGAGAATGCGCCGACGATCTTTTTCTTAACCGTTGCGGGAACTACTGATTTATTAGCCATGATATATACCTCTGTTCAGGGTGCGCCCTTCGCGCCCGTACACTAAACAAGTGAATGGAAAGAAATACACACACTGTGTGTGCTATTGTCGGGTACGGGGGTATCGGGCCAAGGGGGGCCGCCGGTGCGTACGTCGCTTACCTCCCTCACACATGTAACCCCTAAAAAATGAAAAGCACACATATTTGACACACGGAACATTTGTGCTACTATCCACCCATGAATGCTCTCCCCGAAAACCTGTCACCTTGGAGCTGGTCTGATCCTGAAAAGATGCTGCGCCCGGTGGGTGATTTCTCGAGCATCTGGTCGTCGGAGGTACTTCGCGCATACCGCGATGAACTCGTCGCTAACGCCGCAGCGAGCATGGCTGCCGCAATGGACAAATCAATTTTGGAGGCTGCTGAAAATGGAAAAAATCTGGATCGTAGCGTGGGTGTTAATGACACCTTCTCAGGGTGACGGGGTTACGCATAAAAAAGAGTACGGCATTGCCGGACCTTGGGAGGAGCACTCCTGTCTCGTTATAAGGGATGAAATCATACGCTTAGCTGCTGGCCGCTCTGAACGCCACGCGCTGATAGCAACGTGCCGAAAAATGAAGCCTGAAGATGCTACACTACTCGAGAAATCGAAACCTTTGGAGTTGCGGGACGATGCAGAACGGACAACTTGACGCTGACATGTATCCGATGAATCAGGATCGGATGGACTTTGGACAGCTGATGTATGCAAACTCGGTTGACTACATCGCCGGGCATATCAAGAGGCAGGGTATGGACGTTGATGCGGCAGTGGCGATGGTCGAGAAGGACATACGTATGATGCTTGACCAGAAGTTCAGGGGACAGTAAAGTCTGCTTTCCTAACCAATGTAAGGAAACCAAGAGATGTTTACTATTCGCTTCGTTCAGCACCACGATAAAGAGCGCTACAAGTCATACAGTTGTCGGGCATACGATGTCCGGCACTCCGGCACCGGAGAGGCCACCGTCCGGATGCACTTCCCCGATGGGGAGATGTACGAGGAGCAGGTCGGCTCTGAAACACCGTATGACGTCGCATACGTCACCAACATGGACTCGCGCACTATCGACGTCGTGCGTGAAATGATGTGTCTTAAAGATGCCTAGACGCAGTATGAATGGCGTTCGCGTTCACGTGATCGTCACGAAACCACAACATAGGCGGCTCGTTGCTCTCTCTGAGGGTACGGGCCTGCCTGTGTCTGAATTACTGAGGAGAGCGATAGACAGTTATGTCACACCAAAAACTAAAGCAGGCGATCAAGGCTGACGCGAACCCCGAGAAACTCGTTGCCGCGATCCAACGCCGCGACAAGAGTTATATTCGAGGAGCGCTGCAATGGTACGAAAGGAAACAGCCAAAAGGTTGCTTAACGACTTTTCTAAAGCAAGTATATGGCTCTTGCTGATATGGACAGTGATCTTCCTGTGGGTGATCTTCTGGCCGGTGAGGATATGGTATGAGTTCCGGAGACGCGAATCCGAATGCACTGAATTTTGTGACGCCTCCCACCATTGGGAAGTTCATGCTGGACACATCATTTGTGCGCCTCATCATGGGGCCGGTTGGTTCGGGAAAATCGGCAGGATGCTTCATGGAACTCCTGCGTCGTGCGCGTCTTCAGGAACCGAATGCTCAAGGTGTTCGTCAGACACGCATGGCGATCATCAGAAATACACTCCAACAGCTGAAACAGACCTGTCTGGCCGACATTCTCCTCTGGTTAGCCCCAATCTGTACGTACAAGGTGAGCGACTCCACTATTTATATTCGTTTTCCTCTGCCGGATGGCACCAAAGTGGAATCGGACTGGATGCTCATACCCTTGGACACAAAGCAGGACCAACAGCGGCTCTTGTCCCTGAACCTGACGGGCGCTTGGGTGTCGGAGTTCCGCGAAATCGAACCTTCCTTGATCGACGCGCTCTCTGGCCGCCTCGGACGATTCCCGTCGAAAGCTATTGCGAAACCGACATGGCACGGGATCGTGGCGGAGACGAATCCACCGGATGAAGACAGTGAATGGTACACGAAACTCGAAGTCGAGCGCCCGCCGGGATGGGCCTTTTACCGCCAACCGGGAGGTATGGACCCTGATGCAGAAAATCTCGAGAATCTGCCCACCCTTCCGGACGGAACAACGTATTATGAAAATCTCGTCAACAACAATAACTCTGATTGGTGCGACATACACGTTCATGCCAATTATGGCAAATCGCTGTCCGGTCAGGCCGTTTTCAGAGCATCGTTCAAGCCTGATTTTCACATAGTCGATCACGAGGAGCTGGAAAAACCGTCAACCAACTCTCCTTTGATGGTTGGGCAGGATTTTGGACGTACCCCGGCGTCCCTGATCGGTCAAATCGACTCAAGAGGTCGCCTCATCATATATGACGAGGTGACATCGGAGGATATGGGAATTGAACAGTTTGCGACGACATTGCTTAGACCCCTGCTCTATGAAAAATATTCAGGGCACAGTATCTTTATGGTCGGCGACCCGAAAGGACGAGATAAGTCGCAAGTCAACGAAGATTCTCCGTTCGATGTACTCAAGCGCCTTGGGTTCGACATCCATCCGGCCCCGACCAATAATATCGACTCAAGACTTCGAGCAGTGGAGCAACTCTTGCTTCATCAGTTTGATGGAGGACCACAACTCCTGATTTCCAACCGCTGTACCACACTTACGCAGTCAATGAAGTTCTGGTACAGGTATAAGAGGAAAACAACCGGGAAATTGGAAGACAAGCCGGAAAAAACACACCCGTGGTCGGACGTCGCTGACTGTTTGCAGTACATGTGTCTCAGCACGAACGCGAACTACATCGGTAAGTATATGGCGAAGCAAATGAACCGGACACCCAAACCAGCACCACCAACCCGAGCTTGGACATGAGCCATACGGTAATTTCGGTGCCGCATACGGGTACCAACTTCATCAAGAAGCGATTTGGAGTGTTGAACTACATTCACTCATGGGTACCTTGGGGGCAACTGTATGAAACCGCCAAAAACGCCGAACATATCTATATCCCGATGCGAAACCCGGTTGATGTCTACCACACGTGGGTCAGACGTAACAGATTGCATGGAATCCACGGTGTGGAAGACTGGTGTCGTTCTTGGTACCAGCTGAATGCTATCTACCACTTATTTGACTGCGATGTCATCTATGTGGACAAGCAGGAAGACCCGCGCATCGACAACTGGGAAAAAGTGGCATCAAACCCGAGGCCGATGCCTGAGAAGTGGATGAAGGTGGATTATGCCGTTCTGTGGCACCTACCGATCATCAGGAACCATTATCGGCAGCCTCGATGATTACAGGGGCAGATTTTACATCATCGCCGGTATTGATATGAATAGCGACGTTGAAACCGGCACCGGCAGCGCCACCCTCGGCTGCGCGTTGCGTCCGACCTGCCAAAACCGCCAGTTGCTTCACTGAGTCGATTTTTGACTGCGTCGATCCTTCGACGTTGTGGATAATTTCATCAAGGACCGGCAAAGCCTCCTCGAGTAGCATTTCCGACTTCAGAGTGATGCGTCGGCTCGCCCCGAGGTCCCCGGAGAACTTTTCCCCGGCATCCTTCAACATCTGAATGAAAAACCTGCTTCTACGAAGCCTGTCCCATTGTGCGGTTGTCAGATTGTATTTTACGGGTACGTCTTTGGCCTCAACCAGTCCGGAGGCCAGCTCGACGCAGATAGTTGGACTCAGATGGGTATAATCCAGCTGGTCATCTGTTTCAGTTATTTCTGTAGACATAAGAGGTCTATTCCAGTACATTTGTGGCACGCTCACTATACCTGTACCATAACGAAATGGCCACAACGATCGGACAAGCTATTCCCGTCTCCACAGGCAAAAGCCTCTTGAGAGTCGTTTCCAGTCAAGAACTGAAGGCTCGAGATGATGCTGTTGAAGCGGAGATGGAAGCAGAATATGACCAGCAAGACGAGGTCACTGATGCACTAGCGGCTCATATAAGAGCACGCATGACCGACATGAGGAACTTCCGAAACGCGGAAGGAATCTCAGAACGACTTCTTCACGCCCTTCGCACCTACAAGGGCATGTACAACACTTCCCAGCTTCAGGCTATCTCACAGTTCGGCGGTAGCGACATCTACGCTCGTGTGACTGCCACCAAGTGCCGAGCAGCCACAGCCTTGCTCCGCGACGTATATCTGGGACAAGAGCGCTCATGGGACCTTGAGGCAACCCCGGAACCCAAGACACCGATGGACGTTGAAGCAATGATTCAACAGCTCGTCGGCGTCGAGATACAGACACTTCAACAGGCCGGTCAGCCTATCGACCAGCAAGCCATCGCGGATCGAGTCGAGCTTCTTCGTAAAAGCGCTCTCCGCGCCGCCAAGAAACAAGCACATGACGAAGCAGTAAAGGCTGGCGAAAAACTCGATGACATTCTGACAGAAGGCGGATTCTACGACGCATTCGCTGAGTTCCTGATCGACCTTCCCATCTTCCCTTACGCATGTCTGAAAGGCCCAGAAGTGCGTAGAGTAAGCCAGACCAAGTGGGTAAACGGCCAAGCTGTCCAAGAGTCCGTTCCCAAGATGTTCTGGCGGCGCGTGTCGCCATTTGACATTTATTGGTCACCCGGCGCGGCTCACCCGAAACAGGCGGAATTTGTTGAGCGTATCCGTCTGACTCGGGCAGAGCTTGCGTCGTGCAAAGGATTACCCGGATACAATGATGAAGCAATCGACAGAGTCCTCGAAGTCGCGTACCTCGACGGCATCCACGAATGGTGGGACACCATCGACACCTCCCGAGCAGAACTCGAAGACAGGGAGCGCTGGGCACGAACGGCTACCTCCCTTATCGACACTGCGGAGTTTACCGGGCATATCAGCGGAAGACTTCTTGCCGAGTGGGGCCACCCAGTTGAAGACCTAAGCCGCGAATATTTTGTAACGGCGTGGATGGTTGACCGCTGGGTCATCAAAGTACAGATCAACCCCTCAACCCAGCAACGCGCCCCTTACTACCTCTCGAATTTTGAGAAGGTCCCCGGTGCGATGGTTGGATACGGTTTGGTAGACCTGTTGGAAGATGTACAGACAGTCTGCAACGCATCTGCTCGCGCCCTAGTCAATAATGCTTCAATTTCGTCCGGCCCGCAGGTAGTCGTCAACGATGCGGTCCTGATGCCCGGCGAGAATGATGACTTGTACCCGTGGAAACGATGGCATGTCGATTATGACCCGTCGCTTGTATCCAGCGGTACCAAGCCACTTGACTTTTACCAGCCTAACATTAACGCGGCTGAACTCATGGGTATCTT